TCAGGAGAGAGGTGGGGTCATTCCGGGGCGTACCGCGACATTTGGGTGTTTCAATTATCACACCAACTGATCGCGGGTACGCTCCGGCCTTACCTGTTGGAGACGATTGGTGGCGCCCAAGTCGTAGCATCAAGTATGCTTGATCCTATGTTCTTGGGTGACATCAGAGTCTCCAAAGTTCTCAACACCATCCTAATGGATGGTTGTGAGACTATTTTGGATATCATCCTTCAAGAAGGTGGTCTCCTGCCTGCCATGGCCCTTATAGCCCCTGAAAAGGGGCTTAAGGTCCGTGTTCCTACGTTGGGTCTGACTGCAGCTAATTTAGTGCAGCAGGCCTTCCGTAAGGCAGCAGATCATTTCTTGTTGAATGATCCTAGGTCCTCTAGGTCATTGGGCGGAAAATTGTCCGTTGATTTGACCCAGGGAAAAGGCGGGTGGTACTCGCAAGACTTAAGTTTTGCGACGGACCACCACGGTTTTTGGGCTCAACGAGTCCTCTATGAGGAGATTCTAGACTATGTGCCTGAGCTCCGAAGATGGGAGAGGTTTATTCCTCTCTTCTTCGGTCCCAGGCGCTTGCTAGTTCCTGATGAGGACTGTACGTATGAGCTGGTGAAACCCCCGGTGCTTACGTTGGTTAGGCAGGTTCCCCGGCCCGGAGTAATTCTCCGGGGCGGGGTTCCCTTGCCGATGTATGCCCGGATGCTTGGACCTGATGTGCCTCTATTTGAAGAGATCGCCATTCCGATCAAGGCCGACGCAGTTATTGTGTTCGACCTTTGGTTTTCGGAATGGAATTCTGATCCCAATGAGGTACATTTTCAGTCTTCCTATGAGGAAATGGTAAACATTTCCTCTAATGGAATCAAGCTGGCCAGGGTTCCGGCAGCGCTTGAGGACTTTATGTTCGGGGACAAACCTCCCGCTATTCAACAGAATGCGGGACAGTTTGCAACCGATAAAAGTAAGGCCCTCAGCGAGGCGGACTTGAGGAGGTTTCACGAAGGGTATTTGGCTTACCTCCGGGGCGCTTGTTTATCAAGCGGCTCGGAAGCTGCCATTACCCGACGTGGGGCCATGATGGGGGAGCCAACGTCGTGGGCGGTGCTACCGCTCGTTTCCTTTTATGCGTTATCTAAGGTTGGAAAATACCTTGCGATAACGACTGGAGACGATGCGATGGTCCCGGACATGACGCCGGCCGACCGCCTCAAGTATGATGAGGCGCTGGCATCCCTCGGGGGGGAGGTAAGTAAGCCAAAAAGTTACTTACATCCCAAGCGAGGGCTGTTTTGCGAGGTGCCATATGTACAGGGCAAGGAAGGATATTTCTTCCCTTTGTCGTACTGGGTGGCCCCGTCCGGGGGGAGCAAGGGGGAAGTTAATTGGTATAACCTCCCCGCTGCTTTCGCCGGTTCGCTGCGTGATCAAGGGTTGAAGACGGACCGGAGGTCCCTTGGAGACCGTGGCTTGTTCAAGTTTTCTAAATTTAGAAGTACTTGGCGGGCTGCGGTTAACATGGGACTTCCCGTCGGGGCTCCTGAGATGATGGGGGGAATAAATTTACCCCATTTTCCAGTGGAACCGATCCGTCTAGCAGGTCAGTGGTTCGCGAAACTCTCGTCATTGAGTCTCCCG